AGATACTAGAATTCAATTATCTTGGAGACTATTAAATGCCTCTTCAAGATTACATCCGGCAAAATTTGCAGTAAAACACTATTTAAATTCACACGTCAAATCTCGTCTTTATAAAATACCCTATACCGATTGGGTAACTGCTTCTCAATTACCTGTTGAAAAATTTGTCGGTGCACAGAAAACTAAAGTCTGGCAAGACTTTAACAGAACACTATAAAGGACATAATGGCAAACTTTAGTATATCAAATTTTATTTCAGAAGTAAATAGTAGGGGCTTAGCTAGACCCAATAGATTCGAAGTATTTATTCTCCCGCCTTCCGGATTGGGGGCTTTCGTTGGTAGCGGAAGACTTGTTAGTTTATTGTGCGAGTCTGCTAGTTTACCTGCAATGAGCGTATCTACAAAGCCTTTTAGAATCTACGGAGCAAGTTATCAAAGACCAGTATCTTCAGAATTTAATGGAGATGGAATAACTTTATCTTTCTATATAGATAACAAAATGGAAGTTAAATCTTTCTTTGACGCTTGGATGTTCAAAGTTGTCAATCCAAATTCTTTTAATGTTAGCTATCAGCCGGAATATGTGTCGCAAATTAAAATAGCGCAATTAGATGAACAGAATAATGAAAGTTATTCAGTATATTTAGAAGATGCATTTCCCAGAGCAGTTAATATGTTAGATTTAAATATGGGGTCGACAAATCAAGTACACAAATTAAATGTTACATTTGCGTACAGAAGATGGTTTCCCGAAAGCGAATTATTAAACAGAATAAATTTTAACCCCAACTTATCTGATTTTGCAGCTGGGGCAGCATCCGGGGTAGTGCTCGGACAATCTTTTTAACATAGGAAATTATTATGCCTTTACCAATATTAGAAACGCCAAGCTATGAATTGATGTTACCATCAACTGGCAAAAAAATTAAATACAGACCATTTTTAGTTAAAGAATATAAAATTCTTTTAACAACGATGGAGGCAGAAAGCAAAGAAATATCTAGAATAGTTACAGAACTTGTAGACAATTGCACATTTAAAAAATTAGATATTGATAAATTAGCAAGTTTTGATATAGAATATCTATTTTTAAATATAAGAGCACGGTCAATTAGTGAAACTACTGATATTATTATTAATTGTGACTGCGGAGAAAAAATAGACTACAGTATGGATTTAACAAAGATTGAAGTCGATAAGCCAACTGATATAGAAACCAAAATCATGTTAACCGAAGATATTGGCGTTGTTATGCGATATCCCAGATTTGATGAAATATTAGATATATACGAAAATGCAAATTCGGATAAAATTTTATCATTGGTTGGTAATTGTATAGATGCTGTATATACAAAGACGGAATACTTTGATAAAGACACTTATTCTGAAAAAGAATTAGATGATTTTGTTAGTTCATTCTCAAAGAACCAATTTGACCTATTAGAAAAATTCTTTAAAAAATTACCAAGAATTATACATCATATTGAAGCCGATTGTCCAGCATGCGGTAAGAAAAATACAGTAGATTTAGAGGGTCTGCAAAATTTTTTCGTCTAACTCTTTCTCATGATAGTTTAGTGAATTACTATCAATTAAATTTCTCGTTAATGCAACACCATAAATATTCATTAACAGAAATTGAAAATATGATTCCATGGGAAAGAGAAATTTATGTGTCTATGTTGATTAATTATATTGGTGAGGAAAATCGTAAAATACAAACTAAGAAACAGGGGTAATTAATATGTTTGATAACAATAAAACTGAAGAAGTTATAGAAGAAAAGAAAAAACCAGATGAAGACTGGATGACAAAAAAATGGCGTCCTATGATGGCAATGATGTATATGACTTGCTGTTTGTTTGATTTTGCGTTGTTTCCAATTATGTTTACCATTGTGCAGTTCTGGGAAACCGCAGTTGCAAATGACGCATTTAGACAATGGGTGCCTATCACCTTGCAGGGTGGCGGATTATTTCACGTGGCGATGGGTGCAGTATTAGGTGTTTCTGCTTATGGTAGAACGCAAGAAAAAGTTGCCGGTGCTGCAAATGTTTCAACCAGCGTTTCATCGGGCGGAGTACCAACGCCTACCCTATCTTCGTCAGTACCGTCATTCGCAGGTGGGGGATTTAACTCCCAATCCCAATCAACCGGCGTTGGACCTCAGACTCAATCATTCGGATCTTCCCAGTCATTTAATACTACAGAAACAACAACTGAATTTAGCATGAGTCCAGCTTCGATCGATAATAGTTTTGGAAGCGCACCGTCTAAACCAATAGTTAGAAGACCTGTATAATGGCAACTAAACAACCAGTTAATTCTTCGGGTATTATGACTTCATTAATGCAGTCCTTTACCGCAACAGCTAAAGATAAAGATATTGAAGCATTAAAAAAATCAATAGATAATTTATCTAAGATTTTAGAACGACGAGTAGGTAAAGTTAAAAAATCTTCTGAGTCTGCCGAGGATAAGGAAGATAAACAAAGAACACTGGTTGGCGATCTTAAAGACTTCGGAAAAGGATTTATAACCCCATTTGCCGAAACAAAAAAATACATATTAGGGGGTAAGAATACAATGCCACCTAATATGAATTTAAAACCGGCAGAAGGTGAAGAAAAATCTGAAAATAAAGTATTAACATTATCGCAATTTAAAAATGAATTGCTAAAGATGAAAAATACAGAATTGGAAAAGAATATACTTGCGGAAGTGGTTGTAATACGAAAAATTGTTGCGCAAAAAGCTGGCTATGGTGATAATAAAAGTACAATACCTGCATTATCGGGTTCAGGGTTAGAACCTAACACCGAAGAAGATAAACAAAGAGATAGAGAACTTTTGGCAGAAGCAATTGCAAAAAAATTAAAGGGTTTAGCAGACAATAATAAAGGTGGTGGGATAATTTCTAGTATACTTGAAGCCCTAGGATTAAAAGGATTGTTAGATGGCGGACAAGGCAAAGGCAAAGGAAACAAACCAGGCAAAGGTGGTCCAAAAGGTCGACCGGTGCCGCCAAGGCCGGGCCGACTTCCAATCGGAGGATTGATTGGTGGAACTATGCTTGGTATTGGTATACCTATGGCACTTGACCAATTAGAAGAAAGTGATTGGTCAAACCGTTTGGCAAAAGGCGAAGGCAAAAAAGCAGAGAAAGCATTTAGAGAAAATGTTGCTCCTACTATCGACCCTGCTAAAATGGGCATGACACCCGAAGAAGCAAGAAATGCTCTTGGCGGAAGTGAACGAGATGTAGAAAAATTAGGTGGCAGAGAAGCACTATTAAAAATAGCTAATACAGATTTTGAAAGTTCTAGCTCTTCAAAAGACTTAAAAGAACAACTTAGAATAAAAGAACAAAGTCTTAAGAATTTAGATCCATCACTAGAATCTAATAAAGAATATAGAAATAAGTTGCAAACAGATATAGACACGTTGAACAAACGTATTCCTACTGCAGATATGCCAGACCAAATGGCGGCAGAGACCGCAAGATTAAATCGTTATTCCAATATTGAAACAAAACAATCATCTGCAACTGCAGAAAATGTTGTGCCAAAACAAGATCAATCGTTAGAATCAACTCTTGCCAATAGTTTTAAAAATGAAACTCTTAAACAATTAAAAGCTGCTACAACCGGCGACCAAAAAATAGATTTATTAAACCAATTAGAAAATGTAAATATGGATCTAAAAGATTCTATGGGATCTATGTCGCAAATACTTGCACCTATGATATCGAATAGAACTGTAGATAACAGTACCCAACAATTTGTAACATCTCCTCCAAGACCATATCCAAATTCAAACGGAGTTGATCGTTGGCAAGATAAGCGGTACTAACCTACATATGCTGCCACAAAAAAGCCCAGAATTAACTGGGCTTTTCTTTTTACTTCTTAGCTTTTTCGGCAGCTAACTCTTCAGGTCGTTTAACAGTTGGCTTTGGAAGTTTCTCTTCTTTGGCCGCCCCTTCCTTTTTCTCTATTTTAATAACACCCGGTGTTGCTGTAGGTGTCGGTGCTGCAGGCTTTGCCTTTACAGCCTTTGCTGGCTCTTTTTTCTTTTCTGCAGGCTCTGCTGCAAAACCTGAATGAGCCATAGCCATTGCGGCTAGAAATACAATAAGGGATTTCATGTTATCTTCTCCAAAAAGAATAGTCGCAAGCTTAGTCATCGCTCGCTAGTTTTGAGAAATATGACAATGACTCGTCATCGTCATCAAAGTCAACTTCCTTTGTAGGAGCTGCCTTTGGCGCGGTTGCTGGGCGTGCTGCAGACATTGCAGGTTGCACATAATTTGCATCTTCACCCAATGTAACTTCTTCTGCCTTCTTAATTGCAGATGTACCTCCAGAAAGAACCATGTCTAGTTTTTTCTTAAGATCTTCATATGACTTGAAGTTTTTAGGGTCAAGAAACGCTGTAAGAGAATGTTGCTTATTCCAAATATTCTCGATAATAGAATCATCCTCGGATATTGGGCTTGGTGTATCAAACTCTGATTTATCGTAATTGCGATATCCTTCCACATTACGAATTTTTAATTTAAAGTTTGCACCTTCCCAAAAGTCGAACGGATTAAGTGGCTTTTCGTCCTCGAACTGTGGCTCAGCAACATCCTTAATTTTGTCGAAAATCTTTTTACCAAACTTAAACAAAAATACTTTGCCTTCATTTTCAGGGTGCTTAGAATCCTGAACGATAAGAATATTTGTGTAGTAAGTTAGTTTACGCTTTTGTTTTCGAGCAACTTCTTTATTGGCCTCTGAGCCAGAATTCCATAACTCAGTATTAAACTCAGATACAGGATCAGTCTTGCCAATAGTTGTTAGTGAATTTTCAATGTACCATTTCCCTGTCGGGCCTTGGAAACCGTGATTCCAAACTCTAACCCATGGAAGTTCTTCGCCCTTAGGAGGAGCTAAGAAACGAATGACAGCGTAGCCGTTGCCTGCTTTGTCAACCTCAGGTTGCCAGAAACGGTCGTCATTTCTATTGTTAGATTCGGATTGTGGATTTGCGATCTTTTCAACTTCTTTCATTAAAGAATCGAAGCCGCCTCGTGATTTGCGGAGATCTGCTAGTGAAGTGTAAGCCATAGTATGTCCTTTCGTATTAACGGTGTATGGTTTTTCGTTTTAGTATTAACGTTTTTTAAATTTTTGATTAGCGTATGCATAATCTAGGTACTCATCAAACGCATCGTCGTCTTTATTGAACGATGCTACATTATATATAATCTTTCGATGTTTGTCAATCTTCTGTGTGCCCTTTTCAACTCGGCGCATTTTTTTCTCACGATCATTATAATCGTTCTTCTTAAACTTTTCCATTTTAAAAAATCAAGGCTCCTACCTTAAAGTTAAACATCTTCTTTTCCTTTAGCTTTAACCTTTAGAAAAGGCCAAGCCGTCATTCTTTTATTTAATTCCATTTGGCTATGCGCCAACTTAATTAAGTATCTCTGAGTTTCTTTCAAAGATTCCTGAGTCGTAAAAAGCGATTCTTGTAACATTAAAATATCTTGTTCTAAACGCTTAATCTTCTGCGTTTTTAGTTCCAACTCGTCTTCTAAAGATTGCATCGTATTTTTCCATGTCGATTAAAAGAAAAGGTTTGTACTTTTTAATAAGTCTAGAAACATCAGGCCACACTACGGTGTCGCTAATCTCTCGATCAAACCTCTCGGTAAATTTATTTAGTCTTTCCAATATCACTAAAGTTTCTATACTAATTGTGTTTCGTAAGAATGCTTTAATTATATATGGATGCTGACCTTTTGACACCGCA